CGGATAACCAACCGCCGACTTCGGTATTACTCAAGTCACTGGTATCGATTGAAACAACACGATCGATGGCTTGGCACAGTATTCCACAATGCCAGGTTAAAAATCCAGAATTGGCTAGGACCCGTGAACCTCAATGAGGTTTACGACCATGCGCATCATGGACCCGGCGGAACGCTTAGCGGCCCTCGTCCCTTCTCAACGGCTTATTTCAAGTACGCTGTAAAGGAGGCGGGTTACACTGTTAGCGCCCGTTGTGAACCTTACGCAGAAGCAGCGATCCTCGCGGACCCGCTGTGGACTCGTAGTTTAGTAGCACATTCTCTGGGGCTAACGCCCTGGGACGTGTCAACGACTCCTGCCCTAGCACGGGAAACTGTGCGAGCTGCGTTAAAAGGTGCCAATTACAACCGTGTGACGTACGTGCCGAAGACCGCGTCAGTCCATCGCGCGATCGCTATCGAACCACTAATGAACATCTATCTTCAACTCGGTGTTGGAAGCGTCCTGAAGAAGCGGCTTGCCGCAGCAGGATGCAACCTCCGATCTCAAGAAAAGAACCAGCAATTGGCTCTCCTTGGGAGTCAGAATACTATCCCTGACTTTGAGAGGCCGGCAACTGTCGACCTCGAGATGGCTAGTGATACTCTGGCAATCGAGTTAGTTCGGGAGCTTCTCCCGGAGGACTGGTTTTATTTACTCTCTGACTTGCGATCTCCTTTTGGATTGCAGACGGACGGTTCAGTTCGTAAGTGGGCTAAGTTCTCCTCTATGGGGAACGGATATACCTTCGAGCTTGAGTCACTGATTTTCTACGCACTCGTGTGCTCCACCGTGGAGTACTTTCACGGCAGCTTAGAGTACGTGTCAGTGTTCGGAGACGACATAATTCTTCCTCACTACTGGTACCCAATGGTCCGCGAGTGTTTACAGTTCGCGGGCTTCAGGATCAATAATGAGAAGTCGTTCGTCGCCGGGCCGTTCCGAGAAAGCTGCGGAGCGGATTACTTCGAAGGTACGGCAGTCAGACCCTTCTACCTCAAAAGGCAGATTAAATCCCGAAAGGACCTCATTTTCCTTACAAATTCGTTGGTTGTCTTCGCGACAATCGATGAGTCCTCGGCTTACGCTACGGCTAGCGATTTTGTTCGTAATCGCTTACCTAAGCTACTCCGTGATGAACTACTGGGCCCTCTCACCGAGGACCCTGAAGGGCATCTTTTCACAAGCTTTGACCTGGCCCAAAAGGCTCGGTCAGTGAAATGGAATAGGGATCTACAATGTTGGTCTTTTCTGACGTTCCGCGCAAAGGCGCGAGTATGGGAGAATAAACCCGTAGCCTCCTTTCAGTACCTCCAATTCATGGAGGGGGTGACGTCGATGGATGGGTTTGAGCCTCGGTCGCCACGTGAGAGCAGTAAAGCTCGCGTGGTTCTCTCGG